ATTCATTCAATTTTGATTTGAATTCTTCTACATTAAATGCCATTAAAATTTAATATCCAGTTCGTTTTCTGTTAAAATTATAAACTTCCATGGTTTTGATTGTTTCTTGCAGTATTTCTCTGCTGCGGCCCATTTTTGTTTATTTATTATATATCTGACCATATCAGCATTATAAGTCTTGGTCTTTTTATTTTTGGGTTCCTTTGGTGGAATAGTCTGTTTATATGGTTTAACTTCTAGAACCATTATATCACCATTTTTGTTCTTAGTCCAAAAATCAGGAAAATACCTATGATATTTTTGATCATATGGATTCAGATAGGATACACAAAATTCCTCGGATGCATACTGGACGATATCAGGATTTTCATCTAGTATCTTTAATAATTTCAATTCCCACAGACTTCTATAGAAAATCATAGTAGGATCGCCCCGGTATTTTTGGGGGTTTCTAGGTTTGAATTTTCCTGAATATGCCATAGCTCACCTATATAATTTGTTGTATTACTATTTATAGATAGGAAAATTATGGCTACCGCACAAGAAGAATTAGAAAAAGCACGTAGTTTGAGTCGTATTAAATACATGTTCCCTAAAAATAGACTAGAAAATGTTCGTCACAAAATGATGATGAACTTTTATAAGTTTAATTTTAGGGTTAATGATAATCTTACTACGAATAGAAATGCTTTATCCAATAGATCTATATTTAATAATGCCCTGGAACCATCTGCCTCCATTATTCTTCCTGTTCCCATTAAAATTATTGAAAAATACGATGCTCAATACGCATCGGTCGATAATATTAATTTAGTTTCATCTGCTATTCAGGCAATGTCTAGTAGATCAGGAACGGCTAATACAGATTTTTCACAATTTGCTGTGCATGCCGCATCGGCTGTAATGAATGTAGCAGGTGTATCAATTAATCCGTATACATCAGTTCGATTTAAAGGTATGCCACTAAGAAGACATAATTTTAGATGGAAGCTATCGCCAGAGTCTAAGGAAAATACTGACGAAATTGAGAATATAATCAAGGCCATTAGCCTTAGAATGCATCCACAATCTACGCAACCATTTGGTATAGAGTGGGAAGTTGTATTGCGTTATCCAGAATTAATTAATTTTAGAATTATTGGTGCTGAAAATCCTGATCATATATTCCCAACTGCTCCATGTGTTATCGATTCATTCAATGTTGACCGAACAGGTGGTGATTACCCTTCATTCTTTAAGGGAACAGGGACACCTGTAGTATACGGAATACATATGAGTGTTATTGAAATTCTACCTCTCATTAGAGAAGACGATACACTACAGACTATAAGCTTTCCAAATATAACAGTATAAGGAATTAAAATGGCGGGGTATTTTAGTAATTTTCCATCAATAAGATATAAATCTGATAGTGTAGATTCCGTTGCAAAAAATATAATGCTGCGCGGTATTATGCGTGATGAAGTCAAGAATATTGTTCTAGAGACCATCGAAATTAAATCTGGCGATAGAGCGGATCAAATTGCCCATTTGCTTTATGAAAAATCTGATTTAGATTATATGCTATACCTTCTCAATGATATTGTTGATCCATACTATGAATGGTATTTAACAAAGGAACAATTTGAATTACTACTGAATAACAAATATGGTGATGAAAAAGATTCGGTTAAGCATTGGATCGCAATAACCACAAATAATTCACTGGCATCAATTCAGGTTAGAGATGCTGGTTCTGGATATGTTAATAATGATCTAGTATTTGTAGGTATCAATAGAAATAATTCATTAGGTATAGCATCTGTTATAACAGATGATAGTGGAGGAATTTTAAATTTCCGTATTACTGTTCCGGGTAGTAATATCATGAACCCAGATAATATATCGTTTAGAAGAAGTGGTGCGCCGTTGAATAATGATAGTGCAGTAATTGTTCCTGTATTAGAAAATTTTAGTGGTTCTGATATTATCATCAACAATGAAACATATGCTCTTCTGCCGGAATCGGAGCAAATAAAATATGAGCCGGTCACCAATAGAGAATATGAGGATGAATTGAATTATCAGAGAAGACTATTCAATGCGGTCAAACCTGAAATAGCGGGTATTATACAATCACAGATGAAAAAATTATTAGTCGGCCAGGGGAAAATATAATAAATGTCCCAGGCAGGTTTATTTAACCATAATCATACTGTAATTGAAGAAGCAAGAATTCATAATGAATTTCATGCAGAAAACATATTGTCTATGCTTTCATTATATGAATTTACGGAATCTCTATTCTCACCAACAATATATGGGAGCATGATTATTCACGACATCAATAATATTCTGAATAATCGCTTCTTCGATACATCAGGTGAAAATTTTGTAACTATAAGAATTAAGAATGTATCAGATGAAATTTTTGAATACACATTCGTTATCGCTGATGTTGAATTAGAAATTAAGGGAGATTTGGCTGATAGTGCAGTGGTCCAATTATCGTTAATTTCAAAGGATTTCTTTAAGAATTCATACACGTTTAGAAGTCGTGGATACATTAATTTAACCATATCAGAAATTGTATCAAAAATACTTAAGGAAGAATTGTCCTCGGAAATTGCCATAGAAAATATTGGTGATCCAAAATTTAATACAAAAGAAGGTGAGTCTACGGTAACATTTGCATTTACTAAAATTAGACCATTTGAGAAAATCAATATTCTAAAACAACAGGCATTTGGTGAATCTGATGATATTTCTTCAACATTCATATTTTATGAAACCAGAAAAGGTTACAATTTTCGCTCATTTGAAGATATCATAACCCATAGTCATTTTAATAACAAAGTGACCACATATGTCTATTCTGAAAATATGGCAATGAATAAGTTTCAGAATCCTCTGTTTCTTGGAATTAAAAGTTTTGAACCCACCACTAGAAACAACAATCTCAATAAAATAGTAAATGGAATGTTTTCCAGTGAAGTATTCCGTTTTGATTTCAATACTAAAAGAGTAACTGTAAAAGAATTTAATTTGAATGACGACTATTCTAAATTTAGTAAAGTAGAAAATAACGCAAATAACAAGATCAAAATTACTTCTAAATTTACAGATGATGTCCGAGAAAATGGTAAATATACTTATTTTATACCATGGGACTCGTCCGATGGTCGGAATGATATGACATTCAAACATTTTCAATATTCTCGTCCATTTATCAATATGCTCAAAGAAAATATATTGAATATATTTGTTGACGGTAATCTCGGCCTAAATTTGGGTGATCCTATAAACGTTAAGATTTGGAAAAATCAAGATAGACATATTAAAACTGAAGATTATGAAGATGAAAGATATTCCGGTAAATATATCATCCAGGGAATGAATAATACGGTTTATAGAGGGAATATGCCCGGAATATGGTATCATGATACAAGTATTTCATTGACACGTGATACTACACCAACCATTGATTCTACACCGACTCCTGTTAAGAATTTGAATAATAATCTACTTTATATAAATCAGGGATAAACGCCATGGCAAAAGTGCCGGATTTCATGGGAACCAATGGAATGGTTTGGTTCATTGGTATTGTTGAAGATATAAATGATCCTCTCCAATTAGGTAGAGTGAAGGTTCGCTGCTTTGGATACCACACAGACAACAAGGTGGAATTACCCACAGAGGCTCTTCCATGGGCTATTCATGTAAAGCCTGTAACCACTGGTTCATATAGATCACCAACCGGTATCGCTCTAAATACTACAGTTCTAGGTGTATTTGCAGATGGTTCAGTTGGACAATATCCTATTATTTTAGGAAGTGTTTCTGGCGTCAATAGTAGACCGGGCAGTGATCCAAATGCATCCACTGAAAATATCATATCGAATAATGCTGGTGGTGATCCACTAATTAATGGTGTTGATATATCGGATGAAGTATCTCCGGATACTGTTGTAACTGCACAATTTCTTGGATCATTGAATGAGGCACAATATACCGAATTAAAAAATGCTATTGGTAAGAGAGAATCTAGTAATAATTATAGTGCAGTCAACCAATTTGGATTCATAGGTAAATATCAATTTGGTAATGCTGCACTATATGATATGAATTATACCGCAGCTAAGACAAGTGACAATTCTGTATTGACCAAGGACACCAACTGGAAAGGTAAGAATGGCGCAAACTCGCTGCAATCTTTTCTAAAAAATCAAGGAAATTGCCAGGAATTAGCCATGGATGAACTTCTAAGATTAAATTATAATAGAATGAAGTCTCTTGGTGTTATAACTAATGTAACACCCGCCAAGGAATTAGCCGGATATCTGGCTGTATCACATTTATTAGGTGCAGGTGGAGCATCGAAATTCTCAAAAGGTAATGATGGAAAAGATGGTAATGGAACGTCTGGATCACAGTATTATAAAATGGGATATAATAGCATAAGTAGTAATATCACAAGCTCATAGGATTAAAGATGACATTATATAAAACAGAATTAGAGGCACTTTCATCTCCTAATAATGAACATGAAACCGCAATTCTTCAAAAATATCCTGAATCCAGAAACATTGAAGAATTAAAAATCAATGAACAGGATTATTCTAGACTCGCTAGAGGAATATCCCATGGAACCGTCGTGGAAACCAAGGACAATTCTAGAAACATTGATATTCCCATAGCACTATCGATGGATACATGGGAGCAACCGTTATCAGCATTTAATGGTAGTTATCCACATAATCATGTCTTTGAAACTAGAAACGGTCTTATTGAAGAATTTGATGATACTGAAGGTAATGAAAGATATCATCGATATCACCCATCAGGAACTTTTATTGAATGGGATTCTGAAGGAAATTCTGTAAGAAAAACCATTGGCGATAGTTATCAAATCATTGAAAAAAATGGTATGGTTTATATTAAAGGCGACTGCAATCTCACAGTGGAGGGTGCATGTAAAATTCTTGTAATGAATGATTGTAATCTAGAAGTTAAGGGTTCGCTTGTTGGTCTAGTTGAAAATGATATAAATCTAACAACAAACGGTTGCATGAATTTAAATGTGAAAGAGACTCTTAAAATAAGAGCAGATAACATGCTCTTTGAGTCAAGTAAATTCAATCATAAGAATGTTGGTATTTACAATTTGTCAACTAATAGTATGGATCAAGTCGTTAAAGAAAATTATTCACTAACTATAGGAACATACAGTCTGACAACATCCGAGGATATTATTCTAAATGGTGGTGGAAAGATTAGTGCATCGACTGATATGCACTTAGAAAATAAACTATTTGTGAAGGAAGAAGTTCACTGTGAAACATTTAAGGGAACAATTCAACGTGCCCTGTATGCAGATGGTGCAAATAGAGCAAGTTCCGCTGTAATTGCCTCTACATTAAGCACAGCTATTCCTCCTACGGTAGTTTCACCTGATCCCGATGCACCAGAATTGACCGCCGCATTGGAAACTCAGGTAGCCATGTCAACAGGATTAGTTATTCCTGGCGATAGAGCGGTTATATCGTATCCTAATATTAGTAAATCTCCACCTAATACTAGATTGACAAAAATTGCCATTGAAAATGATGGAAAAGATTCTGTTGATTATGCTCTATACCCCGGATATTCCAGAAAGGCGCCATATTTTGATCCAGATGCCCAGAATGATAATACTAACATAGAGACCGGAAGAGCAATTCCATCTTCATTTGGTTCCATTTATCGGGCACCAGCAATTGCAATTACTAATCCTATAAATGAGGCATACCCCTCAACTATAATTTCCAAATATTTCACTATTGGAGATTTAACATCCAGAGCAACATTCCCACATAATCTAAGGGAACAGTGTGGCCTGACAGAACTAGAAATAGCAAGAAATCTACAGCATCTATCTACGAATATTCTAGATAAATTAGTCGAGGAATATGGTAGACCATCATTCATAATTACGTCTGGGTTTAGAACTTATTCGGGTAAGGGTCAAACGTCACAGCATGATATCGGACAGGCTGTAGATATTCAATTCAAAATTAATATCAATGACTATTCATCTCGTGGTGAAGAACTAATTAAAATATTAACATTTGACCAGCTACTTCTAGAATATCAATCTGGAGGAACAGGTAAGCCGTGGTTCCATATTTCATATGATCCAAAAAGAACACGAAGTCAGTATGCTACATATTATAATCATAAACCAGTAACAGATTTTAAGGTAGTTTAATATGTCCTTCGTAAACATGTATGAAGCTGAAATGAAAGAACGCCGTCTAATGAATGTTATTAGACGGGTTTCTATGTTGGATGATACTAAAATTAGCCAACTAGGAATGATGCTTGGTGCGAAGAGAAGTGTTAATTCTTCACTAAGTCCAACTGGTAAAATTGGAAATGTTCTTGGTAAGCTAGGATTAAATAATAATAGTTCCAGCACATTATCATATCGAATTAATGGTTGTCTATCTGCTATTGATAGAACAATCGATAATAATATTGTGGCTCTTATTGGCCTTTCACTGGATTCTGTGGGTATTCTCGATCTATTAAGAATGCAGGAAATGATGGGTAGTGATTTTGCTAGATTATCAAGAGCCTTGGGTTATATTATGAATTATGGTCCATCTGCACTCTATCAATTACAGGATGCTCTTGTGAGAGGTGTTGAAAATACCATTATGGATGTGGTTGCCATGGCATCCGATATTGCCACAGATGCAATTAATCAAGCCGCCCAGGAAGCTTTTTGTGCCCTTATGCCAAGTCTGAATGGTCTACAAGACGAATTAGGTGGATTATTGGGTGGTGTGGCCGATATTGCCGATGCTGTGTCATCACTTACAAATGAGATAACAAACGATATAAATAATGTATTAATAGCCGCCCAAATGGAATTTAACGATTTATCAAACACAATAGCAGGTGGCCTTTTTGGATATGCCACAAATAGAAATTCAACTTGTGCTATGCGTCCAGATGCACAATCAAACCTAAGAAGAGTATTAACCCAAACTATTTGTTAAGGATATACATGGAAAGACCTACGAGACCAACAACAAACGAATTACAGCAGGTATTATTCTCAGATTTTACTAATAATCTTGGAATACATCCTGTCACTGGAAATTTAACTCGTGTGGTTAATCGTGAATCGGTTAAACAGGCTCTACGTAATCTAATTCTTACCAATACAGGCGAAAGATTATACAATTATACCATGGGTATAGATATAAATCGTCTACTATTTGAGACTATTATAGACGAGACTGATACTTATATCATGAGAGAAAAAATTATAAAGAATATTAAACGGTATGAGCCAAGGGTCGATTTGGTTGACGTAGAAATTCTAACTGAAACTGACACTGATAATAAGACAAATAGTGTTACTGGACTGCCACTAGAAATGAACGATCTGAGAAATCCCAGGGGAGAGAATGGTAATTCTCTGATAATTAATATTATTTTTAAGATAATAAATACAACTGAATTATTAAGCCTTAACGTATTATTAGAAAGAAATAGATAATGGCAGATTTCCTTAATACCGAACAATTAGACTTTGCTTCAATAAAAAACACTCTTAAAACCTATCTTAAGACACAGACAATCTTTCGTGATGTTGATTACGAAGCATCAAATATTAATGTTCTATTGGATATCATGGCATACAATACTTATTTAAATGGCTTCTATTTAAATATGGTTGGTAATGAAAACTTCATGGATAGTGCAATATTAAGAGATACCGTTATTTCCCATGCCAAGGAATTAAACTATCTGCCACGCTCACAAACATCCGCCAAATCATTAGTGAATATTAGTGTCAATGTTAATAATCCATCACTGAGAGAAATTGTCATTCCGAAATATAGTGTATTTACTACATCTGGAATTATATCCTCAAATAACACTGTGTCAAATTATTCATTCATGAATCGCGATAATATCATTCTACAGAGACAAAATGCCACAGAGTTTAGTTCAAATGGCTATATTTATGAAGGAGCATATGTAAAGGAATATTACAGTGTAACGGGTGAAGATGATCAGAGATTTGTCATATCAAACAAAAATGTAGATATTGACTCCATTATAGTAACTGTCCAGGCATCCAATAACAATACCAGTAATACGATTTATACCAATGCTAGTTCTCTATATGGTCTTAATGCCAATTCGACTGTATTTTTTACCCAGGCTTATTTGGATGATAAATATGAAATTCTATTTGGTGATGGTGTATTTGGCAATAAACCAGTTTCACCGAATCTAGTTTCGATTGAATATATGATTGCCTCTGGTGAGGAAGCAAATGGATGTAAACTATTCCAGTTCAAGGGTAGACAGAGATATAATTATCTGGTTTCCACTGTGTCAAATGCGAGTGCTGGTAGTAATAGAGAAACCCTAAAATCCATAAAATTCCGCGCGCCCAGACATTATCAGACACAGAATAGTGCGGTCACATCCGAAGATTATAAGATTCTCATTCTGAATAATTTCAATGATATTTCTGCCGTCAATGTATATGGTGGAGAAGAATTAGATGAACCACAGTATGGTAAGGTATTTATTTCTGCAAGCACAACATCAGGTGATGTATTAAGTAATAATAGAAAGACTGATATACTAAACTTCCTTAAAATCAGAACACCATTATCCCTGAATACTGAATATATTGATCCTAATTATCTCGATCTAATTGTTAATTCCCAGGTAATTTATAATCCTGCATTGACAAGTCTAACAGATAATGAATTGTTAACCAATATTAGAAATATCATTATCGCATATAATAGCGAAAATCTTCTGGATTTCGATAATGATTTTCGATATTCAAAATTCATTGCTGCAATCGATAATACAGACAATTCCATCGTCAGTAACAATACAGAACTCACTATGGTTAAGGAATATCTTCCATTGCTTGGTGTAAATTTAATATTTACTATAGAATTTAAAAATGAACTTAAAAAAGATGATAATACAGAATCTCGACCATTGACTAATGAATTTACTCTATATTCATCTGAATTTACATATAATGGCCGACCTGCCTATATCGGAGAAGATGGCGGCGGACAGCTATTCATATATGAATATACTGATCAGGGCAGAAGAATTTTAAATCCTAATTGTGGTTCGGTCAACTACACTACAGGTAAAATTAGTATCAATAATATATCAATCGATTCGTATAATGGTTCAGCATTAAAATTCTATGGCGTTCCTAAAAATAAGGATATTTTTGTTACCAGAAATTCCATTCTAAGAATAGATTCTAATCTAATAGACGTAACCATTGAAAGACTGTAATGAGAACATTAGACCAAAATCTTGATATTTTTATTGAGCAGCAGCTACCTACATTTTATACCAATGATCGGTCTAAATATGGTGGCCCGCTATTCATTGAATTTCTTAAAGAATATTATAGATGGTTACATTCTACAGATGAGATTGGCTATAAAGCCAGAAAGATGCTCGAATATGGTGATATTGATCTAACAACGGATGATCTATTAGAGAAACTGAAAAATAAATATCTTTCCGATCTACCATCAAATACCATAGCAGATAAACGGCTTCTCATTAAAAATGCTCTGGATTTCTACCGCAATAAAGGGAATGAAAAAAGTTATGACATTCTTTTCCGTGCATTATTTGATAAAGATGTTACGATATATCTCCCAGGAAGAGATGTTCTTAAATTATCGGATGGCGACTGGTCTGTTCCTCAATATCTAGAAATATCTAATGTTCCAGATTTACAGTCATATGTAAATAAAAAGATAGTTGGGATTGGTTCTGGTGCATCCGCCATCGTCGAAAACTATTATCAAATCGTAGTGAATAGGAAAAATATCGATGTTTTAGTTCTATCCAATGTCAATGGTTTCTTTGATCGTGGAGAATATGTAAGATTAAGCACGTCAACTAATATTGAAAATCTTCCAAAAATTCTTGGGTCTCTATCTGGTGTAAGTGTAATTGATGGTGGTGCAAATTTCTCCGTCGGAGATACCGTAAATATTATAGGTGATGGTAGATCAGGTAAGGGAAGAGTAATTCAGACATATTCTGCCGATGGTCGAGTAAATTTTTCATTGACATTTTCTGGAACAGGTTATTCACGTTCAAACGTTCCTGTAATTTATCCGCGTGTTATTCTATCACTAGAGACAGCGAATTCTAATATACAGGAAGGGCAATTACTATTTCAGTCAGATAACGTGGCGAATGGTATAGTCTATTCCAATTCTCTTGGTGATGTTACCATTAAAGAAATTTCGTCTGGATTTACTATTGGTAGCACAATTAAAACTGCTCTGCGTATGCAGGTATCACAATTGGCTAATAATATAAATACATTTACTGTTGGCGAAGTCATCACACAATATGATGGTGTTACTCAAACAGCAAATGGTATAATTAGTAATATTGAGGATAATACCTCAAATACTT